TCCAAGGCGATGCTCCGCAGTTCACACGCTGCTGCCGCGTACTTCGACGCTGTCATCAACGAGACGGCGGAACGCTACGCACCCTACGCGCCGTGGTGGGCGGTGTTGGGGCAAGGCAACCATGAGAGCGCGTGGCTCAAGCACCACGAGACCTGCCCCACGGCAAACCTTGTTCGTGCCATCAAGTCGATCAATCCGAAATCGCAGATGGGCGCAGGCGGCTACGGCGGATGGATGAAGGTTCGCGTCAATATCAACAACACGAACCTCACCTGGACCATGCGCTATCACCACGGCAGCGGCGGCGGCGCGCCCATGTCGATGGGCGTACTAGACAGCCGGCGAATGCTCTCGTGGCTTGAAGGCGTGGACTGCATCGCCGTGGGACACAACCACCATTCCAACATCGTGGGCATTGCCCGCGAGTACCTCGAGACCCGCAACGGCGTGTACGAGGTGCGGCATCGTCATTGCGACTTCGTGCGGTGCGGGACGTACAAGCAGGATTGGGGTGACGGTTCGGGCGGATGGATCGTAGAGAAAGGTCCAGGCCCAACGCCGCTCCGCGCCAAGTGGGTGCGTCTGTTCATCCGATGGGACACCCAGGATGACAAGGACGGCGGCAAGGCACGCGGTCATCCTCGCATGGCCTGGGACGTAATGGACGCGCAATAGGAGGCATCCCATGCGAGTTCGACTCGGTGGCAAATACTGGACGCTGCGCTTTGCGTCGAACATGAGGGACTTCGGGGACATGATCGACCCCGGCAAGGCCGCTGGCCGCCTCATCCGTGTGGCGACTTGGCCGTGCGAAAAGGATCGTTTGGACACCACGATCCATGAAGCCCTCCACGCCCTGCTTCCCTTTGCAGATGAGGAGTGCGTGACGAAGTCCGCCACCGACATCGCCCACCTTCTGTGGCGGCTTGGGTATCGCCGAATTGTTGACGGCAAGCCCGTTGAGTAGGGGTACACTTGAGCTGCGGTGATGTGGGTGTAGTAGGCCGAAGGCCAAGGCGCGATTCCCACTTGTGCCGGCGCACAAGACCGTAAGGCACGACCGCCGGCGTATACAGCAATGGGGTAATGAAACCTACCGCCAGGGCAGGGCGCGATGCTGAAAGCACGCGCTGCTGTCCGCTGGATCGAATGCGCCACAGATGTTCAAATATGTAGCACTTTCGTACACGTTATTCGGATGTGTCGATTCCGCGTACACGCGGTTTTCCGGGGCCGGAAAAGAACACGGCGCGGATCTTGCGATCAACGCGCCGCGCTTCCGGGGGTTAAATTGTCGGGCATGGGCTGCACTCGCAGACCATCGCAAAAACAAACGCCCGACGAGCGCAGGATAGCGCGGCGTATTGCGATGTCAAATGGAAACGGCGTGGGCCGAAACCCACGCCGTTTCTTGCGCTTGCATGGTGGCACGAAAGTGCTATCATGCGGGCGTCTAATTCCTGCGCGGTTGCATTGTACCGTACCTGACCCCAGGGTCAACAATGCCGCAAGTGGCTCCCGGCGCGGTAGGGGAGCATGGAAGTAGTCGCGGGTGTCTGACCCTACCCCGCGCCACCGAAAGGTGCGCTCCCCCACGAAGGTAGCGGCTGGCAATCCTCCAGCGAAATGGTGAAATTCGTGGCTTCGACCGATGCGCGGCTCCGTGCGGGCTGGTTGAACGTGGCCCCCTTTGTGGGGTCATGCTTCCCTCGCGCTCACCATGCGAACTGATACAGCCCGAACGGCCCCTGCGATCAGCCGCCGCGGAGCGGAGCAACTGCGGAGCGCAGCAGAGCGGCGGCGCGGAAGGCCGGATCGGATTCATTTCCTTGTAGATACATCCGCTCGTTCTCTTCCGAACGTCCTTCCCCACGTTGACAGCCGGGAGTGCCTGTCCGTATACTCCGGCGTATGCAAACGATCACCTGGATGGACAATCGGAATCTGATGGGGGAACTGTGGCCGAAGTGGACGCTTGAGCCTGAATTGTCGCGGCTCTTGAACGAGCGGTGGGGTTCGCTGCACCAGGACAAGCTGCGCGATTGCATCCGCCAGCACCGCCTCGAGCGCGATACGAAGCCGGATGTGGCGGCGATTCACAAGGCGTACTGCGCAATTGTGCCGCAGGCCGATGTCCTTGCGCGTGGGGAAGTCGTGCAGACTCGGCGCGATGCGACCTCTTTGCAAGGCCCGTCCCCGGCCGACTACGCGGATTGGGATGCGTGGGCCAAGGGGGTGCTATCGACCGCGACCCGGCAGGAGATCGAAGCGGCGCAAGAGCGCCTGGGCATCAGCCCGGACACGCACCGCGTACTGGCGGTCGCCATCGACTATTGCCGCAAGAACCCGCCACCACGGAGGTAGACTCATGGGCATGGCCAAGCGCCGGCGCGTAGCCGCCATCCTCCTGTCGGGCTTCGATGACTGCCTCCTCGGGGTGTCCTACCCCCGCAGCGGGGAGCGCGGCATCCCGGTCGCCGTCTACTCGGCGGACATGATCGCAGCTCGGCTCCGGGACAATGACGGCATGAGCCACCGCGATGCCAAGGCGTTCGTGGCCGATCAGATCGAGCAGGAGTGGCTTGGGGCCGGAACGCCCCGGATCGTGTGGGCGGCCACGGCCAACGACTTCGGGGTGGCCGAAGATCCCCCAGCACCCCCGCAGACGGCCTAGGTTGCCCCAGGACGCGCCCGCCTCGCCCGGACGGCTCTAGGGGCATCCCTCGCCCCCTGCCCCGTAGGGGCCATCCTACGGCCTCAAATAATTCTTGGAATTATTGATGTTGCCCCCTAGACAAATGTATATGGAGGGGTATCATCCGTGTGCCGTATGGACGCACGTTGCGGAAGTACGGCAATGCCACCAAGTGGCAGAGAGGAACGTGTCCATGAGAAAGGCACACGCAGTCATCGTCGCGCAGCCCGAAGCTGCAACCGTTGTTTCAAACGCCATCGCTACCTTGCATTGCATGGCGGAGTACGGGAAAACGATGGTCTCGGAGCAGTTTGAACTGGCCGCACGGCTGGCAGACCTTCGCAAGACCGAAACCGTTCTCCAGGCTCTGCTTGCAGAAATCAGCAAGAGGCGCGTGGAACTCGAAACACGGCAGCGCAGCATGGCAAACCCGCGATGGTGAACAGGGCCGGCCCCCTTTGGGGGGTCGGCCTTCCTGTTTCCAAGACTCTCGTTTTAACCTTACCACCCATGATTACCGCACAAACACCCATCGACTCCGACCCCGTGCATCAGATGCTCTCCACCCGCGCCCTGCACGTTCTCATCATCGGGCAGGCCATCCCGACCGTGGGCGACCTTGCCGCCGTTGACCGCGCTACCGCAGCCAAGTGGCGGCAATGCGGCGCGGTCACCCTGGCCGAATTCGACCGCCTCCTGCGCTCCGCAGGACTGTGGTGGGGTGGGCAGCACTCCGGCGACATCGAAGCCGTCCGCGCCCGCCTCAAGGAACTCGAGGAGGCCAACGCCGTCCTGCGCGCCATGCTTGCTCCCAACACGCTGGCGGCCTTCGACCGCTACACGCAGCTCGTCAAGGAGTACGCGCAATGAGGCGTAAGCCCACAGGCCGCCGGCGCGGCTACGCCGACCTCTTCGACCGCGTGGTCTTCCTTGTTGTCCAGGCTGACCGAAACACGTACTACACGCGCCGCGAACTTGCCGCGATTTGGGGGTGCAGCCCTAGGGCGGTCTCCCACCTCGTGGATCACGCCAAGCACACCTACGGAGTGCGCGTGCGCTCCGTCACCGAACGCAACCGCGGCTACGAACTCGTCAGCCCCGGTGTCCTCAACCTCAACGCCCTCAAGGAGCGCGCATGATCGAACTACCGGAAAACCTCCTGCCATTTGAGCGCAACCGAATCAATGACCTACGCAAACTTGCCGACAAGGCCGGGCCAGCGACCGCGTTTGCGGCGGAACAAGTGGTGTCCATGCTTGTCAAATCGTTGCAATACAACTGGGAATCCGCCGCCAAGCACCGCGCCGAGCGCGACTGCCTGGAATCCATCATCGTGCGCCTTGGCGGCGGGTTCGACCGTCGCGGCCTTGAGGGCGAACCACGCGGCATCATGGTGCAGCACGGCATTCACACCGTGGTGGAGGACTCCCGATGAAGGACATCGTCACGCAGCTCCGCGCTAACAGCGAGTGCCTTGCGCCGTCGATCATGCTTGAGGCGGCAGACACCATCGAACGCCTCCGCGCCGAGCGCGATGAGGCAAGGCGGCGGTACTGCCGTGGATTCACAGACTTCTGCCCGAATCCCGCACACGACGAACTGACTTTGGAAGAAGCGGCAATGGAGGTGGCAAAGTCATTTGGCTGGGCTTGCTTTGAGGGGGCGACCCATGAAAAGTGACATTCTGACTCTACTGCGAATACCGTGGTACAGCGACGATTATGGCGTGTCGAAAGATGACTTGTGCAACGAACGCAACAAGCAAGCAACCACGGCCGCTCATGAGATCGAACGCCTCCGCGTTGAGCTGAAGGAAGCAAAGGCCCGCAACACCCTGTACCTTTCCCGACTCCAGGAGCATGAAGCCCGTGAACAATGACCGCTGCGAGTGCGAAATCTGCCGCCAGTACCGATCCCAAGACCGCATCATCAATGCCGTGGTCATCTGCATCGGTTTCATTGCCGCCGCCATCATGGGCTACGTTGGCGTGATATGCTTCCGCGTATGGCAGTAATCACGACCTACGACCAATTCAAGGCCACCATCACCGAAGCCGTGGCCGCCGCTGGCGGCACGCGATCCGGCCTCGCACGCGAGATGGAAGCCAACGGCATCCTGCGCGCCCATACCGTCCGATGCCTCCTCGGCACACCCGGCACGGTCATCGGGAAGCGCAAGCCCACCTTCGACTCCATCCTGAAGGTGGCGAACGCCGCCGGGTTTGACCTCGTGTTGCAAAACCGAAAGGCACGGTAAGATGCAGTCAGAAGGGGGCATTATGCCCGACGAAACGCCCGACCCCCGCAGGGGGAAGGGGGATACTCGTGACCTGGTTTCCCGGCGCGAGAAAACCCTACACCTGTCATGCCTTGAGCGCGCCGTGTACGGCGGGTGGGACATTCCCGCCCCTGCCGCGCAGGCCGCTCCCGCGTTCCTCATGGATGTGATGAACGACCCCAACATGGACACCCGCACCCGCGTGCGCGCCGTGGAGGTCATGGCTGCCCTGTCGCGTGATCGGGTCGATGCCACCGTCCAACTGGACCGCATCTACCGCCTTGAGGACGGAACCGCCACCGAGCGCGTGGAGATCACCGCCGATATGCCGGAGGGGGCGCTTGAGGCCGTGGCCCGCTCCATCGCCGGCGTGGCCCCGGTAGAACCCCCCAAGCCGTGCCGAAAGCCCAAGCGCAAGCCCTGACCGCGACCCAGGCCGTGGAGGCCGCACGGGAGAACCCGGCGGCCTTTATCGCATTGCTCATCGGCAAGCCCATCAGCGGACTGCAACGCGAACTGCTGATTCACGCCACCACCCACCACCGCTGGTACGCGGAGTTGCCCCGCGGCCACGGCAAGACCTCGAGCCTGACCTACCTCGCTGCGTGGTGGCTAGGCCGCCGCCCCGCTACCCGCTTCAAGCTCATCGGGTCAAACGACGAGGCCGCCAGCGCCACGAGCCGCTTTCTGCGCGACATCATCCGCAGTCCCCTGTACCGGGCCGTGTTCCCCCACGTTGCTCTCAAGCCCGGTGAGGACACCGTGACCGCCTGGAGCGTGACCGCGCCCGGTCTACCCGCCCGCCGCGACCCGTCCGTGCAAGCATCCGGCATCTTCGGCCGCACAGGCGGCCGCGCTGACATCCTGTGGCCCGATGACATCTGCGACCTCCGCAACGCGGTACTGCAACCCGCACTACGCGAACAGGTCAAGGAGGCGATGGCGAACATTTGGCTGCCCATGCTTGACCCGTCCGCCAAGCACCCGGCGCGCATTTGGCGCACGGCCACTCCGTTCCACACGGATGACATCACCGCCCAATGGCGGCGCGAATGCGAGGAGAACGGCACGCTCCTGCGGAAGCCATGCCGGGGCTTGGAAAGCCCGTGGCCCGAAGTCTTTACGTCCGAACTGCTCAACCGTAACCGCCGCGAGATGGGGCCGATGGCCTACGCCCGCGCCTACGAGCTTGTGCCGCTGTCCTCCGACCTCCTCGTGTTCCGGCCCGAATGGGTGCGCTATCACGATGGCAACCACACGGGGTCACGCACCATCGCCGCCATCGATTGGGGGTACGGCCGCAAACGCCAGGAGCGCGACGATCCCGACTACTCCGTCTGCATCGTGGGCGAGGTGGACTACAACCGCAACCTGTACCTGACCGACATCCTGCGCGTGCGCGAGTCCTTCCCGGACTTCGCCCGCATGGCGAAGGAACTGGTGGAGCGCCGAGGCTGCCAACTGGTTCTCGCGGAGGCCAACGGGCCGCAGAAGGGCGTGTTCGACCAATTCCGCATGGGCTGCCGTCAGCCCGTCATCCCCGTGGAACGCGGGGCGGACAAGCACCTCCGCGCCGCCGGGGCGCAGCCCTTCGTTGAGCAGGGCCGCCTTTACTTCCCCCAGGCCGCGAACGGCCAAGCCGCGCCCGACTTCCGCGTGGTGCTTGACGAGCTGCTGTCGTTCCCTGCCGGGTCGCACGATGACACCGTGGACGTTGTGGTGGACCTCTGCAACGCGGCCGCCAGCGGCACGGTGGTAAGCCAAGGCGGCGTGGTGACCGTCAACACCACGCCCACGCGGATGTTTGAATCGCGTGGTCCGAAGCGAAGGATGTTCGGGTGACGCGGTAGACTCCCACCCATGACCACGCGAGAGGAAATCGAAAACCGCTTGGGCATCTTCGCCCGCCGCGCTCTGTTCGACAACTGCGGCATCGGCCCGGATGGCTTTCAGCCTGGGAACGACTGCGGCGGCAAGCCCGGTGGCGGTGGCTCCGAACGCAAGGCCGCGCCCAAGTCCGGTCGCAAGGCGGCCAAGACCGACAAGACCGCGAAGGGCATTGAGGAACGCGCCAAGGCCGCTGGCAAGACGTTTACCGAGCAGTACCTTGAGGAAACCCGCGGCGGCATCGACCGCGACTACGAGGACCGCGAACGCAAGGCAAGCGATGCCGAACAACGCAAGGCCGATGCCCGTGTCCGCAAGGCAGAAACCGCCCTTGAGGAAGCCAAGGCGCGAGGCCCGGAACGCACCGACCGTGCAAGAGCGGTAGACCGCAGCATTGCGGAGATCGACCGCAAGCTTGCCGACATCGCCAAGGAGCGCGAAGATCGCAAGGCTGCGGACGAAGCACGACAAGCGGCAAACGCGACCGCCTCCGCGGAGCGCGATGCGCGTATTGCAGATGCGAAGCGCAAACTTGCAGAACTCAAGCAACGCGGCCGCAGCCTACGGATCTAACGCATGAACGAATCACACAGCAATCCCCTCATGCCGAACGCCGTTCCGGGCGCTGGCCTTCCGCCCGCACGCCGGCCGCGCAAGCCCCTGCCCGCGCCCACGAGCCGCGGACCCACCGGGCCGCTTGCCCTGCCCGTGGAAGTGCAGCGGTCGTACTTCCGTACCGCGTCCCTGATGCTGCGAAACAGCAGCCTCGCGTACCGCCTGGATGTGAACTACCAGGCCATGATGCGGATGGACGCGGACATCGAAGGTGTCTTGCGCTCCCTCCTCGTCACCCTCGCTGGCCTTGAGTGGTCCGTGACCGCGGACGATGATGACAACCCTCGGACGCAGCAACTCGCCGCCCGCATTGCCGACATCGTCAACGCCATCCCCCGGCGCAGCGACCTGTTCCGCGCCATGCATGAGGCCGTGTGGTATGGCGTGTCTGCTACCAACATCGTCTACGAGAAGGACGCGAAGCTCGGCGTGCGCGTGGCCGAATGGATTCCGTTCGCCGCTGACACCCTGGCATTCGACCAGCGCGGCAACGTGGCAATGCGCGTGGGTGCGGCGTACATCAATGAATCGTCGGTGACCGACCTCGGCTTCGACTCGCTCGTCCACCTGTTCGACGAAAACGAGCGCCGCGCCATCGTCCTGCACCGCGTGTTCACGACTGCCCCGAACTTCATCGACCCGAACAGCGCAGACCAGGTCTACCGCGGCGTGGGCGCACGCGATGTGTGCTGGTACATTTGGCTGCTGAAGCAGGAGATCCTTCAGAACGCCGCCGCCTACGCGGAGCGGTACGCGCTTGGCATCCGGGTGGGCTACTACCCCGCTGGCAACGATGCGGCCAAGAGCGAGATGCTGACGGTTCTTCAGAACCTCGTCAACGACAACTCCGTGGTGCTGCCGCGCATCGGCCCGAACGAGTCGATGTACGACATCGACATCAAGGACGCGAACGCGGGCCGCGCCCAAATCTTCATGGAGATGGTCGATTGGTGCAGCAGCAAGCTCAAGGAGGCCATCCTTGGGCAGTCGCTCTCGAGCGAGGCGGGCAGCACGGGCCTCGGCTCCGGCGTTGCCGACCTCCACGCTGACACCCTCTCTCGCGTCATCCGCTACCACGCGGACGCGCTGGCGGAATCCATCACCACCGACCTGGTGCGCGTGGTCGCCAAGATGCTCGGCGCGTCCGATGACGAAGCCCGCGCCATCCGTTTCAACTTCGCCCCGGAGCGCCCGGACACCAAGGAGCGCTTGGAGGCCGTGGAGAAGTTCGTGGCCCTCGGCGGCCGCGTCAGCGAACGCGAGGTGCGCGACCTCCTCGGCCTTGCCGAACCGATGGACGGCGAACCCGTCCTCGGTGGCAAGTCGGCCGGCGGGGACAACCCCATTGCAGCCATGCTTGGCATGGGCAACGATGCCCCGGAGGGTGAGGAACCCGCCCCGCAGGCTCCCAAGGTCGTGGCCGTCCGCAAGCGCAAGCGCAAGGCATGAACCGCGCCGCGCTAGACAAGCACCTCCGCAGCGTCCTCAAGGAGGCGCAGCAGGCGTACCGCAAGGGCATCGCAGCCCAGGTACTGGGGGAAACGGGCGCGGAGCATTGGCGGACGTTCCACGAGGCAACGGCGGCCCTCCTAATGGCCTCGTGGCTTTTCGGCGCACGGGAGGCCATCGACAAGGCCAAGATCCCGGACGAGGCCGTGGCGGGGATGCTCGAGGACAACACGGCCCTGACCTTTGACCGCCTTGAAACGGGCGTTGTGCTGGAGGGGTTCGGCCGCGATTTCCTCGCCCCCATCGCCAACTGGTTCCGCACCCGCGTGCCGATCTCGCGCACGGATTGGGATGTGCTGATTGAGGCCGCCCAGCGCAGCGGCGGCGAGGTGGCCGACCACGAGCGCGACAACGCCCTGCCCGATATGCGCGCCCGTAACCCGGTGCTTGATTCGCTCCTGCGCGGCATCACGGTCAACCCCCAGGGTGGGCAAATCTCCACGGCCAAGCGGATCACGGACGGCACGTTCTTTGTGACCGCCATGAACCCCAAGCAGACGCGAGAAACGCAGGAGCTGATTGCCCGCGTCATCGAAGAGAAACCCGGCAAGTCCGTGGTGGGCAAGTGGATACGCAAGATGAACCTCGGCGACTTCGTGACTACCACGCAGATGGTCACGGGAACGCACCTGACCACGGCGCGGCTTGAGACCGTGCTACGCACGAACACCAACCGGGCGGCCACGGAAGGGCTTGCGGAAACCCTGCGCGAACCGAAGGTGCAGGCGTTCGTGCCGCTGGTGGAATACAGCGCGACCGGGGACAACCGGACGCGGCTCACGCATCAGGGTTTGGACGGCTACATCGGCACGATGGAGATGTTCGACCGCCAGGGGATCGCACCGCCGTGCGGATTCAACTGCCGCTGCGCGCTGATACCCGTGCCAGCGGCGCGCGCCCTCGAGCGCGGGTGGACGG